ATTAGAGGAAAGATATATTTACAGCCGACTAAGTCAGTAGAATTTATTTCACTTGATTTTGTTGTAACTAATTCAATTGATTAATATATAGATATATAAAGAATTTTAGGAGAATATAAAATGGCAGAGACACTTTCAGTTACTGAAATGATTCCGAACAAGTTTGAGCCAAAAAGAAAGAATCGCTGGATTTTCGCAATTGAGGGTATTGATGCCTTTATCCTTAAAACTGCTGCACGTCCTTCTTTCACAATTGGTGAGCAAGAGATTAACTTTATTAACGCAAAAAGATATATTGCAGGCAAAATGACGTTTGATCAGTTGAATGTTACATTGCATGATCCGATTGCACCTAGTGGAGCTCAACAAGTTATGGAATGGATTCGTACACATTATGAATCAGTTAGCGGTAGAGCAGGATATGCAGATTTCTATAAAAGAGACTGCCAGCTTAAGATGCTTGATCCCGTAGGAACAGTTGTAGAGTTATGGGATATCAAAGGCGCGTTTCTAACTAATGCAAACTTTGGAGATTTATCTTATGATGGCGAAGAGCCAACAGATATCTCATTAACTATTAGATTTGATAATTGTGTTCTTCAATATTAATTTAAAACTTCTGTTTTTGTTCTTGTTAAATAAATAATATTATATAAGAGCAAAAACAGGATCTTAAATGTCTAACGTAAATAAGAGTCAAATAAGCGCTAATATTAGCACACCTTTAGTATTCAAAGAAGAAGAAAGTGTATCTTTATTAGATGAAACGCTTTGTGTTGTTGGGACTGCAAAGGAAGGTCCCGCATTTATCCCGCAGCAAATTAGAAGTTTTGAAAGTAACGACAGTATACTGAATTCATGGGAAAATATTTTTGGTAACTTTTCGACACAAAACAAAGATCCCGGTCCAATATCAGCTAGGGTTTGGCTTGAAAACGGAAAAAATCAAGTAAGTTATATAAGAGTATTAGGAACATCTGATGATGGGAATGCTGGCTTCGAAGCAGGTGATCTTGTCTTGAGTGGTAGTGTTACTAACGGTGTTAAGGGAGAAAGTAAATTTACTAATACTGGGGGAGATAAAGGTAAAGTTCATTTTTTAACAACAGTAGTAAAATCAATTGTAGAACCTGAGTATATATCGCCTTATTCAGACTATCTTGGGCAACTAAACATCTCTGAAGACGAAGTAGGAGTAATTACAGATTGTATAATGTGCACACACGGTTCATCATTATATTTGCAAAATGATGAAAATGATAATATAAATATTATTTCTAAGAAAAAAGAGCTTTCAACAAAAAGCAACATAGCTGCACCTTTTCTTGGAAATATATTCACTACAATTGAAAATCCTATGATATACGTTCAAGGACTTAAAGACTCATCAAAAAATGTAATTAATATGTACAATGATGCAAGTTTAAAGCAAGGATTTGAAGCTGATCTTTTAAATACAGACTTAGAGTGGATACTTGATAAAGGACACTTTGTATACACGAAGTTTCGAAACTTAAATAGTTTTAATAAAACAATTGTTCCAGCTGACACAAAATATTTGATGCTTACTAGCAAAGTTAATATAGACTTAGAGTATGAAGACTTTAAATCTTCATTCAAAAAAGCAAGAACACCTTGGATAGTTTCACAGCCAATTAATAGAGGTAATATTTCTGACGAAGAAAAGACTGACATTCATAAGTATTGCAAGAAGTTATTTAGATTTCATACATACAGTGATGGTGATGCTGGTAACAACATAAGAATTAGAATTATGCCTAGAAGAAAAGGCGACATCGACAGTTTAAATGATTCTGAACGTTGGTCTATTTTTGATATATCTATTTATATTATTGAAAATAATGACTTTGTATTGAAAGAACAGTTTAGGAATATTACTTTAAATCCGAATGATAAAAATTATATATGTAATATAATAGGAACTGAGCATGATGTTTATAACGCAGCAACAAAAAAAGTAGAAAATATAGGAAGTTATAGAAAAACAAACAATATTGTTTTTGTTGAAGTTGTAGAAGAAATTGAAGATGAAGTTATAAACACAGATTTAATGCCATGCGGCTTTATGCCTTATCCTAGGGTTAATGTAAGTAGTAACCTTTTAAATACACCTGCTTCATTTACAAGCCCGATAATACAAAATCCTCTTAATTACGTAGGAAATCATATGATCCTAGGAAAATCTAAAGAAGAATTAAACTTTGGGGATAGATACTGGGGTGTTTTATTTGATAACGTCAAAAAAACAAAGTTTGAAAACAAAAAAGTGTCGGGACAAAATTATAATTTTTTACTTGATGTAGTTAAAGATAGTGTAAAAACAAAATTTAAAAATGTTTTAGATTACACTAGATTTTTTAAAAATGATTATGAAGATGTTAGCAAAAACATTTGGGTAGAAGACTTAAAAGACAATGACACTGATTTTTTTAATTCATTTTTTCATTTAGAAAAAATTCTTTATGCTTATAACGAAAGTTCTATTAAAGACATGTGGGATTTTTCTTTTTATCAAAGAGATGGCCGTAATATAAGTAACGTAAACAAAGTTGATTCTTCAATATACAAGTATGTCAATATAGATGATATAACAAAGTCAAACACACTATCAGACTCGCAACATTCAAAGTTTCTTTGTTTTGACTTAATGACATTCGGTGGCTTTGACGGATTTAACATTCTTGACAATCATAAAAGAGAAAATCATGGTATTTCAATAATCAGAGAGTTATCTGGTGAAGAAGCCAATAAAACTAAGGGTCAGATATACGAATCTTACGATTTAGCAGCAGATATTATTATAGATGACGAAAATTATCGCTGTGACGTTTTTTGCATGCCAGGTATATCTCATAATGAATTGTTGAAAAAAGTATTACAGAAAGCAAACGATAAACAGTTTACTTTTATTGCTGATGTGCCTGAAAGAGTTTATAATGATAATTCTATAAACGGGAATTATAATAGTATTGACTCTTATTTGATTGACCCAATATTTTTTAAAAATAAAGACAATATTCCTAGTCAATATTTAGAAGAAAGAGAAGACCTGAATTACTTGACATCACTTGCGTCTGATAAGACAATTGATGACTTTGTTGGACAAAATTACTATTCAGAATATGGTTTATTTGTTTTAAATAGCATAAAGTCGTCTAGCGTCAATGAAGAATTTTTAGTACCCTCGAGCATCCTGGCTATAAATTCAATTTCATCTAAAGATGTTCAAGAGCCTATAGACAGCGGAGAATTAGTATACCCAGATTTTATATCATTTAATACTGTAATTAATAAGAGTTATATTTACAATAATAATAGATTCGATAGTTTAATTGAGAAAGTCAAAAAACATGATATTACTATTAATCCTGTAGGTATTATGACTGCAGACAGAAAATTAAAATTACTTTCTGGAAATACGACAGCTAATAATAATAAAAGTGTTATGAAGTCATATCATAATGTTAGAATAAAACAACTAATATCTAGAGAATTAGAGGACTTTTTAACAAGGGCTCCAATATTTCAAGGCAATAGTTTACTATTCTCTAATAATAGTAAGAACTCATCTTTCTTCAATATAAAGACAGCTTTGTTAGTTTCTTTAGAAAATATACTGCAGAAATTTGTAGATGAAAAAATAATCAAAACATTTTCAGTCTATGTAGACATAGCTGATTTAAATAGAAGTTCTAATTACAATTATATAAACAATATAGTTCATGGAGAAATTAGTTTTTCTTTATTTGATATAGGTCCTGACAATTTTGTTTCTTTAGATATAAATAAGATTTTAAATAACATAAAACAGTTTACGTCAACTAATAATATTAATATAATTAATAATACTATATAGTACGGAGAATTATAATATATGAACAATCTAGATGAGCCAATTAATCCTAATCAAGTAGCTGAATCGAGTCCTATCAAGAAATCAAATGTAATGATAGATGACTTTGGAATTGACATACCTGTGGAGACAGTTCCTTTACCTTCTAGAGGTATTATATACAAAACTGAGGGTGCTTTGTTTGGTCAAGAAACTTTAGATATTAAACCTATGACAGCTAAGGAAGAAGATATTCTAACTTCTAGAGCATACATTAAAAATGGATCTGTTATAAGCAAGCTAATAAGTAGTTGTCTAACAAATAAAAATATAAATCCAGACGATTTAATTTCTGGAGACAGAAATGCGCTATTAATTGCGTTAAGAATTACAGGGTACGGCTCTGACTATGAGTTAGAGATAACTTGTCCAGAATGTTCAAAATCAAGCAAGAATTCTTTTGACTTGTCAACTTTGTCAATTAAAAGACTTGTAGTTGATCCTGTAGAAATAGGCGTAAATGAGTTTGAAGTAGAATTACCAGTAACTAAGAAAACTGTAAAGGTTAGATTTTTAACAGGTAAAGATGAAAGAGAAATGATGACTATCTCAGAAAGAAAAAAGAAAAGTGGTCTCAATACAGAAAGCGCAATTACTGATAGACTTAATAGATCAATTTTAGCTGTTGGTGATATCACAGACAAAAATAAAATTTCTATGTTTGTAAGGAATATGCCTGTTAGAGACTCTCTTTCATTAAGGAAATTCCTTGATAATCATGAGCCCGGTGTAGATATGAAGTCACATATGACTTGTACACATTGTCATGAGGAAAGTGAGGTTGACTTACCAATCGGCGCTTCATTTTTTTGGCCTGACGCCTGAAAATAAAACAATAATCCTAGAACAGTTATACATCTTGATAAAACATGCAAATTTTACATACTTAGACGCTTACAAACTCCCAGTGTGGAAAAGACTCTGGTTTATATACAAACTCAAAGAAGATAACGAAAAGGAAAACGAGACAATTAAAAACTCATCACAAAATTCTTCTAACAGTAATAACAATAATAACATATTTAAAAAAGGTTTCTAGTTAATATAACTGCTTAGGAGTTTTAAATGTCAAATACAGACAAATTAATTGCTGCAATAGGTGAATTTACAAAAGCAATGGAAAACATCAAAGTAAGCAGTAGCTCTGAGAACACTGATGTTTTGTCTGGGCACACAGCTGTTATAAAAGAACAAACAGAAAAGATAATAGAATTAACAGCTGCGATGAAAGAAAAAAGTTCTGAAGATCAAGAAAGTCAAAAATCAAAAGACGCAGCAGATGAAAAATCTTCCAAACAAACAGAAAAGCTTATAGGGATGCAAAAAGAACTGGCTAATATATGGCCTAAGTTCGGACCAAAACTTATAAACGGATTAAATAAATTCACATCAGCATTAACTTCTATAAAGTCCTCTTTTGGAAATCTTACTAAGAAGTTTAAAGGCATGTTCAGCGGAGGAGCATTTGGGAAAAAGCTAGGATCAGTAGGTAGTCTTATGGGTAAGGGCTTAAAAGGAGCATTCGGCGGTATAGGAAAACTTGGCAAAAGCATTTCAGGTATAGGGAAAGGTATATTAGGCGGTGTTAAAAGCTTTTACGGGAAAATTAAAACGGGTCTTAACGTTTTTTTACTTTCTAATCCAATTGGAATGGCAGTTAAAAAAATAGGCGGATTTATTTTTAGTAAAACAGTAGGCAAGATGTTAGGCGCGACAGCAAAAATTTTCAAAACAGGGATTACATATGGCGCAAAATTTGCCAAGGTAATGGTAGGATTACCCCTGCAAATAGTAGGAGCTGTTGCTAAAATAGGACATTCCTTCAGAAGAAACGTTGTTGAAGTTATTGGTGGAGCTGTTGAAGGAGTTAAAGACTTTGTGGATGTCAATGACGGTCTAGGAAAATCAATTAAAGACATGTCAACATCTTCAGCAATGTCTTTAGACAAATTTAGTGACCCTACGAGTGATTTAGTCAAAATGTTTGGAGACGGACCAAGCGGTTTAGCAAATGCTTTACAAGCAGCTGGGACAGCAATGCAAGATATGGGTCAATTTGCTGATGTTGCAGGAAGGTCAATAATAAAGAATGAAAAAAACTTTTTGCATTATACAAAAGCAACAAGAAGTTTAGGTATGGCCAGCGATGATATTGGGTATATTACTGCAGAAGCTGTAAAAAATGGAGAAAGCATATATGCAGCGTTAGATAAGGTTGTAATCGCTTCAGACGCAACTTCAAAACAATTTGGTGTAGATAGAAAGAAACTTTCTAAAAACTTTTTTGTTTTAAGAAAAGATATAACAAATTTTGGTCATTTGTCAAACAAAGAGTTGATGGAAACTTCTGCAAAGTTAACACAGATGGGTGTATCAATGGCAGAAGCAGCTGCTGTATTTAATAAGATGGATACGTTTGAATCAGCTGCGCAAACATCAGCAATGTTGTCACAAACTTTTGGAATGAATCTAGATGCTTTGAAGCTTTTGAGAGCTGAAAAGCCTGAAGAGATTATCGAGCAATTTAGTAAAGCAATGCAATCAACTGGAAGATCTTTTGATGATTTAAATCGACACGAAAAGTCTTTGATGGCATCTCACACAGGATTGTCTGCTGAATCTTTAAAAATGACAATGAATTATAGAAACTTAGGGATGTCATATAAAGATATACAAAAGAAAATGAAAGAAGACGATCCTACACAACAGCAAATAAAAAATCTTAAGATGATGAGTGGTTCTCTAAAAGAAATAAAAAAGACACTTGGCGGCGAGAATGTCTTTAAAAGGTTTGCAGACGGTGTTTTGGAAACTGTCAAAGCGAATTCTGGGTTGTCAAAAACATTCCTTACAGTTTCAAAAAGATTTGAAGACTTTTTCGTTGCAGGTCTAAAGATTTCTGACAAGGCAAAAGGCTCGTTTGAAAAAGCTTTTTCTCCTTTTAAAACTGTTTTAGAACAAATGGTTGGTGACGGAACTGATGGTAATAAAGGGTTGTTAGATGCTAGCAAGTTTAAAGATTCTTTTGAAGAATTTGCTGGAACTTATGGTGATTACCTTGGTAGAGCATTTAAAGGAGACAGTCTTAGCAATCTTCAAGTAGAAATACGTAATAGTCTTAAATCTGCTTTTGACTTTAAAAATTTAAATCAAGGGAATACTTTTGTCGGGAAGCTATTCAAGTCAAGTGGTGAACTCATTGGTCAAATATTGAAAGGATTTGCAGCATTTGGTCCAGGTTTAATTGATATAACTTTCGATGCTATGGATAGTTTAATAGACTTTTTAGTAAACTATAAAGATAGTCCTAAAGCAAACGGGTTGTTGTATAATAATAGTATAAAAGGAATGCTCTCAAATTTACTGGGATTAAATGAAGATGATCAAACAGCTATTTTGGGTACCTTTGGTCATCTAATTGATAGAGTCATATCCTCTACAGGCCCTTTAATGCGATTATATGCTTGGATTAATGTTAAGTTTGCAGAACTTATAAAGGATGCCATGTCTGCAGTTATCAACGCTGCTGAAGAAGGGTTTAAGAATTCGCCGATTGGATCATTTATTTATAGCTTTAACTTTGGTTCTAATAAATATAATTTCGAGCAAGGACAAAAAGGAGGCAAATCTTTAAGTCTATCAAGCCTTAACAAAGAGTCGCTAGGAAAACTTCATAATAGAGAAAATTACGAAGCCTTTGAGGTAGATCAAATAGGAAAAATATATTCAATGCTAGAGAGCGAAGCAAAAAAACAAAAATTTGATACTTTAAAAGTAAATAAATTACAAAAAATAATGAATCAAATTCAAAGTGCCAAAGGAGAAACAGGATGGGATCTTGATGATGATGATTTTGTTAAAAGTATTGCAAGTCAGGTTGCTAAATATCGAGGTATTACTTTAGACATTGATAAAGCAAATGGCATCGTTCAGAATGCGCAAGGTAAACTGTTAGGACCGGGAGGCTTGGCAACATTAAAAGCAACACCTGACGGGCTTCAAGTTACTCAGCTTGCGCCTGGCGATAATTTGGTGGCAGCTAAGTCAGGTGAAATAAGTTATGGAGGTAATGCTGCAAGTGGATTCCAAAGCGTGTCAAACATTTCAGCACAGCAAAATGTAGGACAAACATCAATGCAGGGTCCATCTGAGTTAAAGATTTGTCTTCAAGTTGATGGTAATACATTGACTGAAGTTTGTTTAGATAATGATATAATTAGAAAAGCGACGCAAGTAAAAAATGGAAGAGCAACGTTAGGTGATGGAATAGTTGTTGATGCAGCAGGAAGTCGTGTACAGAGCTCTAACCTTCGATAAGGAATAATTATGGACAAAAATAATATAAAAAATCAAGCTGCTATTTTATTAAAAGAAAACAATATTCTAGATGTATTTGCCGAGATCTATTCTAAAAAGCTTAATATAGATATTAGTGATGCCAAAAAGCTTGTCCAGATAAAAACAGAGAACAGATTGAACGACATAACAAACCTACTTGAAGCAAGGGTTAATCAAGAATCAATTAAAAACAAAAGCGAGAATGTTGATCTAGATGAATATTTAAATAATAAGCCTGTTATTAAAGGATAGAAAATGTCATCTAAAAAATATGTTCTCAATCCAGATGGAAGTGTTACAAGAAAATCTGTAGATGAAATCGGACGTTCTATTGTAGAATCAATAAGCCCCAATCGTGCTTCAAATGATCAGATGTTAGGCTTTGACAACTTCGAGTCGTTAAGATCTGGTGGCAGTGTAAAGTCATCATCTGCTTTGATGTTGCCTCTTGGCCCTTTGTTGAAGAAGTACAAACCTTCAGCGATTAGTGAAGACAAAGATGGTTTACTGGAAAATAAGTCTTTTGGGTCTGATGACATCATACAATATTACAATCAGTTTAATTCTATATTTAGTGATGAAAAAATTCATAAAAAAGTGTTTGCTGAAGAGCTTGAAATGCTTGCTGGGTTTGATGTTAATTCTATTGGAATTATAGATTTTAACGGGTCATTAGATTTAATAAAATTTAGTTTTATTTTAGATTATGTTTTAGAGTCTGTTTTGTATGTTGTTATTGCTGAGTTAATTATGTCGTATCCTGGTGAGAATGTTTTCTATAGCTACTTTTATGACGTTTTAAATTATCCTAAATTTAGTAAAGATAAGCTTAAATTTGAGCCACTTGCATACTTCCTTATAGGATTGAACGAATTTATTAATACAGACCCAAAGTTTGATGAGTTAATAAAAAACAAAATATTAAAAAAAGCAAATATAAACATATTCGATATTGATTATAAATCTCCAAACGTTTTATGGACTATGTTATTAAACAATCTCGCTGATAATTTGTTTAGCTTGTCTAAATTGGAGCATAATAGAATAGGTCTTTTAATTAGAAAATTTCAAAAAGAATCTTATTGGCATAAAGAATTACTATACCGCGCAAAAGAAGATTCAATAGAGAATTGGGTCGACAAGTTGTTCGTAGAATTTAGTCAGTACTACTTTAAATTTATTATTGAAAGAATGCATATCGGTAGAATGATATGGCGTAGAAAAGTCAATATACAGACTAAAAAAACTAGTCTGATTACAGGAAGAAATCGATTATCGGAAGAAAGAAATATTAAATCAGATAGTAAAGACATGATAGTTTTCAAAAGAGAAGACAACTATAATTCTTATTCTTGGAATCCAACTGTAGCAAGAGATTTAGGTAATAATACATTATCATTGACTTCTCTACCACAACTTTTAAAAACAAATTCTTATATTAAGAAAACAGTCTTACAAAAGCAAAAAATTCAACAGAACTTTGATGATTCAGATAAGAACGAGCAAAAAAGATTATCTCCGAAATTGGTAAAAGAAATAGAAAATCATTTAGATAATGAGTATATGCCTTTTTATTTTCATGATTTGAGAACAAATGAAATATTGGCCTTTCACGCATTTATCGATACAATATCTGACAGTTTTAGCCCTGAATACACATCATCAACAGGTTATGGCAGAATAGATGATGTAAAGCATTATGTAAAAACTACTAGGTCAATAAACGCCACATTTAGTCTTGTTTCATATAATCAAGATGACCATGACTTAATGTGGTATCAAATAAACAAGATAGTATCTATGGTCTATCCTCAATGGTCTAAAGGAATAAAAATAAAAAAAAATAATAAAGATACAGCGCACGCTTATCCATTTACGCAAATGCCAACAGCATCGCCTTTAATAAGATTAAGAATTGGTGATGTAATAACGTCTAATTACAGCAAGGAAAATCTAGCAAGATTACACTCGGCTAAAAGACAAAAAAACAAAAATCCTAAAACTAAAAAATCAGAAGATTATTTTGAGGCATCACTTAAAATAAAAGATAATGCTTATGCAATGCCTGTTTTTTATCCAGGAAGTGATAGAAGTAAGCTAGGTGAATCCAGAAGAGACAACGAAGACAAATATTTTGATAAAAAACCAATATCTAAAGAAGAATATAATAACTTATCAAGTGAAAGTAAAAAGAAGTTTGTTGCGCCAAGAATGATTAGTAATAAAAACGATTCTGGTTTTGTAGATTTTCAATATTTCACTGACATGGATAATGAATTACATATCTTTCATACAGAACATCGAGTCAACGTAGTTGAGTCTGTAGATTCTAATTGTTTTGTTGCAGAAAGAGTTGATGATACTGGCAAAGCTATTAGTAAAAAATTCTACGTTGTCAAAGGTAATAACATAAAAATCACAAAAAGTAAAGAGTATAGAAACGCTGCGGGAAAAATTGTTGTAGATGCAAAGAGGCAAGGACGAATAAACAACCCATTTACAGCAGCGTATGAATCATCAAGGGGAGAAGGTTTAGCAGGATTTATAACAAACTTAGATGTTAACTATAATGAGTCAACTTGGCAGACTGAGATTAAAGGTTCTAGGGCACCAATGATGGTTAAGTTAACAATTTCATTTGCACCGGTGCATGACATACCACCTGGACTTGATCATCTTGGCGAAATGAGGGCACCCGTTTACAATGTAGGGAGTATAAATAGAAAAATGTTTAGAACTCCTTACGATGACATAGATAATTAAAGAGAATTAAAATGGCAATATCTAGATTTGTAAGTATAAGAGGAAAAGAGTTAAACATATCAGGACTAATTTATAGAGCTGTAGTAAATGGCGAGATTGATGTAGACGTAAGAATATCTGAAGAAGGTAAACGTTTAGATCACTATGCACATGAATATTACGGAGATGCAGGAAATTGGTGGGTAATTGCAGCTGCTAGTGGTATTGGTTGGTGGATGCAAATACCTGCTGGAACTTACTTGTTAATACCTACAAGTTTAGCGGAAATAGAAAGTCTTAAAGAGAGTTTATAATGGCTAAAAATTCAATACCGAAGAAGTCAGAGATTGATAAGGTAAATGATAGAATAGTTAAAACAAACTATAAAAAGGCACAAAAAGCGCTATCAAACTCTAGCTTTCACGGATACGTCCCATCAGCATCTGAAGATGAAATATTAAAGCTTTCTTTAACACCAACACTTGAAGCGACTAAAATAAAAAACGTTGCTAGATTTCTAAAAACAATTTCAGATATAATGCAGTCTATGACTACAAAAGGGTTTACTACCTTTGAAATAGTATCGTTTATTGCGTCAGAGATAAATAAGTTTGGCGGGGATAAAGGAAAAATAATTGATTTCTTAGAATCTTCATATACAATAATACACTCAGACTACAGCAATGATTTGTCTAAAAAGTATTTAAACAATGTAAGAAGAATTTTATTTAATCATGCCAAAGAAGAAGATTTCGGAGCCTATACAGATATTGGTTATAGATTAATAGGTATTAATCCAAAAGTAAACAGAGATATAAAAACATTGTGCATATCAAAAAATGCAAACATTGTAAATAAAATATCACAGGCAACAGTTTCACCTGTTATACCAAAAAAAATAAAGTCTATATTTGATAGTTATTATAACAATATTAATATTAACAAAAATATAAAAAACCCAACTAAAAACAATCCTTCTTACTCTAGTATAATGATAACAAACCCAGATGTCAAAGTAGGATCTAGAAACGCTATTGAACTGTCTACGTTTTTCAACTCAGTAAGTAATGTAGAATTCGATAGAGCGTATCCCTATTTTAATGCTGAATTTATTATTCCTAACTATTCAAAGCAAGATGCTAATGCAATAATTAAGGCAGCTTCGATTAACCAGTTTATTCATGGAACAATAGACAGTAGTAAAACAACACAAAATTATAAAAATCTTGAAGGCGGTAATGTAGAAAGAGAAAATTTAAACAAAGGTGAAAAAGTTATAAAGACAAACATGTCACTCTTTACGTCACCACAAACTATGACTAATCTAGACGAAGATATTGGCCATAGTTCAAATAAAAGCAGAAAGTCTCTAAGACTCACTTCTGTAAAAGATTCTACACAACCTTTTATGACTTTAAAAAGTTTGTCAATTAATGTTTCACCTACTAAAGGTCTTATGTCTTTCAAGACTGGAAAATTAAGTTTGACTTTGCACGACAGAAGTAGACTACCAGACATTGCGCCTTTTGTAAAACATGATTTGTTTGGCGCTTTTGGCGCTGAGATTGTTCTAGAATATGGTTGGTCTCATCTAGATGAAGAAAACCCTGAAGAAAATCCTTTGGGCGCATTTATTGGTAACTCAAGATCAAAAGAAGTTTACATGATAACAAATAGCAGTTTTTCTATGGATCAAACTGGTATGATAAATATTGACCTATCTATTTCAATGAAGGGCGCAAGCTTATTAAAAAATACAGAAATAAGCTTTGTGTCTTCAAATCGAATTAAAGAAGCTTCTTTGAAATCAATACTAACAACAATCACAAGCTGCAGAATGAGTCTAGGTCTAGAGTCAGAAGTGAGTATACATTCAAGATTTTCAAAAACAGACATATTAAACCCAGTTAAAACAATAACTTCTTCAGTCGCAAAAGAAATAATTGCTTTTAGAATGAATAGTTTTTTTCTTACACATAAAAATATCACATCAAACTTAAGCGTAAAAAAGCTTGATGATGATAATGGTAAACAAAGATATTTAGTTGAGGTTAATGATGATAACACGTTAAGAGATAAACAAGATTTATTCTTAAAACTAATTTTTGGAAGTAAACTAAATGATATTAATAGTGATGAAGAAAGGACTATCTCTTCCGATGAAGATGAAGAAACCGTAAGATCTCTTTTAAATCAGATTTTAATATCATTTAGCGAGCTTCATAAAGTTGCTGAAACGTTGTTGCAACAAGATACTCAAGAAGAAGATAATGAAGCTGCTATACTAGAAACAATTGTCGGAGGTATAGACTTTGTAGATCCTTACTACCCAGTTGATAAAGGGTTTTATGAAAGCATAAGTGAACATGCATCTTTTGTCTCTTTGGGCTCAATTGTCAGCTCTTTGATTCAAACACATGTCGTAAATAAGACACCATCCGATTTTGATGAAGTACAAACAATATTTTACTCTTCAAATCAATTCGCTGCTGGCATGAGATTTAAAAACTTGGCAACGTTTCTTGTGCCCAAAGAAGAGTTAAAATCTTTTATAAAAAAAGAAATAAAAAAAGAAATAACAGACAATAGAGGTAAAACTACAAAAGGCGTAACAGTTGTGACTATAGAGTCAATTATTTCACAAATTATAAACAGATTTATTATTAATAAAAACAACGTAAACTATGGTCTTACTGATCTTTACAAAAACGAAAATAATTCAGTAGTTACTGTACACAAAGATCAAGATGTTCATGAAAAAAGTCTTAAACGTAAATTACATAAAATATATTATCCGAATTTTAAAGGAAATATAACTTCAAGTACAAATAATTGTACTTTCAAAGTTCCTACAATTAAATTTTCCTTTGACTGTGTATCTTCTTCTAACAAACACAAAGAAAACTCTAAGTCTATTTTGAGAATATCGATATATGACGAAAACGATTCTCCATACGACACAGTGTCAAGTGTGTTGGAAAGTCTATATACAGATGACTTTACAAAAAAAGTTAGCTCAATAGCGAAAATAAATTCAAAATATCAAAGTTTAGGATCAAAAGCGTTATACAAGAAAAAAATGGATAATGAATTTGAAGCTTTAATTGCTGAAAAATACATCATTACAAAAGGCAACAACTATGAATTCAATCCACTTGCAAAAGTATCATCTATTAACAAACAAAGCGGAATCAAAAATTTCTACAAAAGTCTGTTCCCGTCAATGACTTTCGGCACACAACACACAGCAATGCTTTCAGCAAATGTATCTACTGTTAATGATAATAAGCTTGCAACTGTCTATATAACAAGAGCTGATAGAAATAATCAAAGTGAAATAAACTCCAGAGTAAAAACTAACTTGCCGCTCAGAGTCATGCCAACGCAAGCTTCTATAGAGACTTTTGGATGCCCTTGGATAAACTTCGGTCAATTTATTTTCTTAGACTTTGATACCGGTACGACAATAGATAATAAATACGCAGTCACAGGTATCACACATAATTTCTCTCCAGGTAAATTTTCTACTAGCCTTACACTTTCATACGGTGATGTATACGGTCAATATGAGTCTGCCGCTGATATGATAGAATCGATAATACCTTCTTTAAGCGTGCAAAAAGAATCTAGTATTAATTTAAATAATAATGAAAGTAATGAAAACAATTCTAAAGATATTATTATTTACGGCGCCAAATATAGAGAAAATGATTTTTATAAACCTTCACACAGTCCATCTAATGCTGCGCTGGTAAGATCTAATAGAAAACAAGGTGTCATTGAGTATGTAAATCCTATTAACAGCAAGTTTTCAAATAGCCCGCTCATGTTAATGTTCTTTGATAATACATACGCAAAAAAAGCAATCAAGTCTGAACATTATAAAGAAACACTATATAAAGATTATAAAACTTCACCCAATCCAATAATTAGCGCATTCAACAGTATATTCAAGGCAGATATGTATCATCAATTAGATTTACATGCAGAAGCGCTGCCCAAAGATAATAAACTACCATTTGTATTTAATACTTTAAATAAAGCTAGACAAGAATTTAAAGAAGATGGGAGTTATAAGACGAAAAAACTTTTAGTCTCGCAAAAATCACAGACTTTGAAAGTTAGCATAAAAAACCCAGGCATTATGTTTGGAGAAAAGTCCGAGAAAATTAATTTAAATAAAATATCTCCTAACTTTATACTGCAATCTCAAAATGTGTGGATAGAAAAAATAAAGAAAGAAGATCAAGGGAGCTCACCTAATACCGAAAATTTCAAAGGATCAAACAGATTGTTTATTGATCTTCATGAACACATAAATAAAGTTTACAAACTGCAGGATGATAACTTTTTTACACTAAAGACTAGAATGTTGACGCTTAAAGATTTCTTAAGTGAAGACTTTGCTGACAATCAATACGAGAAAGTTGTAACCAGAGTTGTTGGCTTCAAGTTTGGGCGTCAAGTAGAGCACAAATCTGGAACCATCAACAAAAAATTCGCAGATGCAGAAGATTTTCTCAGGGTTAAAAAACCAAAAACAACGAAGAGTAAAATTCATGGTTATGGCAAAGATCACATAGTTACATATGAATTAGTAGAACAATCGCCAGTTAGAAAGAAGATAAAAGAAATAAACGAAAATCTCAAAAATGGAGACATTTTAGAAATTAATGTTGGAAAGGCAAAAAAAATCCTCGACAATGATTATAGGCTTTCATATATAAAATCATACAATATTTTCAAAACTTTCGATGTATCTTTTGAAACTAATATTGAAGTAAAAATTAACTTAACAAAAGCAGCTATAAATAACAACGAACTTCTGAGTCAAGAAGGAATAATGTTCTATAATGCTACGCTTAATCAAGATATCTTGAAAAGAGTATATGACGAAACTGCTATCACAACTATTAAAGTTTTGCATGGCGGGACGCCTCAAGCAAAATTGTTAATAATTGTAACAGAATATGATATAATTGATGGCTTTGTAGATTACAATAAAAAAGGGACGGGAAACATTAACTTAGTTAATCCGCTATTTACTATTGCAACAATATTTGACAAGAACTTCTTTGGTAAAGACCCAAAAATGCCTGGGTATCAATTTAATTCTGGAAAACCTGAAAATCATGATGGCGTTAATGACGCTATGCCGTCATCAAAAACAACATCATACGAAGTAAAGCTTTCTTCGTTCTATGAATACATTACAGAAAAGATTGCCAAGTTTATTAGCGCTGATGGTGATAATAAAAAAGAATTTACCTTGTATAAACATAATTTTGATAAAAAAATTCTTGGACAACGCGTAGCAAATGAAAAATCAAAAGACATTAAAAGCGACATTATAAAAATAAAACATAGTGTTAATTACGAACCTGCTGTCAATCAGTTTTTTAGTCGTTTGAAAAGTAGTATATCGAGTCTAGACAGCAAAGACTTACATTCCCTCTCGGTGGAGCCAATTAGTTGGAATGAAGAAATTAGTGATCCATCAAAAGTCAAGTCAGTGCCGGCAATAGTTACAGCGTCAACAGAAGAGTATAGAGGTATTAAAAAGAAGAATCTTCCGCCGGCGCAAAAGAAGAATCTTAACTTGATGGTGATGGAGGTGTGGGTGCCGCCTGCAAACGTAAACACAGGGACAATGACTTCTGCAGATGGTTTTAATGTTTCAGAATCGTTTAATTATAAAAAGCTCGAAGAATCGTTTAAAACTGCGCATAAAGACATCATCAGCGCAAAGGCTGAGTATGACAAACTATTCCCGCTAGATAACTCTAAAACTTTTGTAGACATAAGATCAGTTAAACAAGGAACACCGCAAGCAGGAAAGTTTTTAGATGTAAAAATTAGTGATCTGGCGATACAACATTCTACACCTGATTCTGCAGTGTTAGATAAAGAAACAAAAGTTCAAATTGAATACGCCAAATCCATAGTAAATAACATAAAAACAGTCGGAGAAACTCAACAGAGAAGAATAAAAATACAGCCAGCGTTGTTTTATTTGTTAAAATATGCAGCTTCGTTAACTTTAAAAAACAAGCCTGGAGCATTTGATAAAATTTATATAAATTCAGGAGGAGATATTCCTTTGTATTTAGTAACTTTTAGAAACAATTCTTTAACAATAAGACATGATAGTGGCTATGGAGCCGACGTAATGATATACAAGGGTAATAAACCATTACAGTTAACAGAAAACGCTGAGAATGACGCAAATAAAGATGCTGTTAATCAAATAATATGGTTTTTCCTTAAAACGTGTAAAGAGTTAGGTTCAACTGGTATTGGAGCAGATTTTAATTATGATAAGGGAAAAGCTTTCCATGTAGATATAGCGTCTAAAAACAAAGACTTAAGCTCAGGTAACTACAGTAATAAAGAAATATCTATAAAATACGGTGGCAAACAAGAAGTTCTCTCTATAGCAAAATTAATAAAAAAAGTAAAGATAACCAAGAACAGTCGATATTGGGGGAAGGACAATGAAGGTAAGCACACAGCGCATGGAGCGCCTGCGTCCTTAAAAGATATTTTTCAAAACAAAAAAGTAAAAAAATAAATTTGTAAAATATTGTTTTGAAAAATATAATGTATATATGAATATAGATTATTACAAGTTATATGACATAGACTATTATGAAGATTTTAGTAGATTTATAAAATTTTTTGATGACATTAAAGATGATAAATTTGACATAGAAGAAGTATTGCCAGACCATTTAATAGAAAGATTTAAAAGACATCTTGAAGAAAAAAAATCATACTTAGAAAGTAGAGACGATAATTTTAAATATTTGAGTTTGTATGAATTGCATAATTTTTTATTTGAAAGTCTAGAGGCAGCGAGGGTAGATCTTTTAGCGTTTAAAGCTTTTATAGAAATTGAGAAGAATGAAAGCATTATTTCTAATTTGAAAAGTTTTAAAATGAAAAACAGTTTTTGTAAAAAAGTTATATATGAAAGGTGTAACAATGTAACAGGTCGTTTAGTTGTGAAAGAAGGACCAAGAATATTAACTCTACCCTCAAGGTATAGATCAATATTAAAGAGTAGATTTGATGAAGGTGAAGTCTATAGCATAGACTTTTCAGCATTGGAGCCAAGAATTACAGCAAAGCTTTCTGGCGTTGAAACTAAAAAGGATATATATGAAGAAATATTGAACTTATTAAGCTTTAATGCAGATCGTTCTATTATTAAAAAAGCTGTTATTTCAAGTATATACGGCGCTAATTATACATCTTTAGAGGGTTTGTCTTTAGAGCGAAGCAAAGAAATATTTGATCAAATAAATAAATACTTTGATTTTAAAAAAATACTTGAAATTTCTTCTAATATTGATGAGATAGGTATTAGAAGAAATTATTTTGGAAGACCTTTATGGAATCTTTCAGAAAAAAGAGAAAACGTTTTAATAAACAACTACATACAATCTACAGCAGTAGATATATCACTAACATACTTTACTAATTTGATTAAAAAAATAAACTTTGCAAAACCACTTTTTATTTTACACGATGCACTTATCATTGATCTAGACCAAAAAGATTATGATGTTGTAAGAAATGAAGTTGATAGTGGTTATAATGATTCAAAGTTAGGTTATTTTCCTCTTAAACTTGAAAAATTTAATATATAATGTTATAATAAAAAGAGGTACAAAATGAACAAACTTAAAGAACAATACTTGCATAGAATTGCTTCTAACTACATATTAGGAAATGAAGTTGATGTTGATATAAAAGGATCAGCTATTCAACTAGAATGTTTTAAAGAATTGTTAGAATGTTCTAGAGAATTAAAAGTATTACTTGATGAAGGTAAAAACTTTACACAAATAAAATTAACTCTTAACGAAAAAAAGAATCTAACAAAAAGATTCCAAGACCTAACAGGTATTACCTGGAAGTTATAAGGACAACAATGTACAAGGAACGCGACGTAGCGACTTTATGGGAAAAGTATAGTAAACTATTAGAAAGACTAAACGATGAAAACGTGAGCAATCTGATAACGTCTATGGATCAGAGAATTTTAATGTCTTCGTTTTCGCAAAGAGAAAAAGAACCTTTTTGTGGAATTGGCGGAAATGTTGAATATTCGCTAGAGCTAGCTAAGAAAGCGAATACTTTAAATAAAGCTTTTGAGTATGACCTAAGTAAGGCATCCATTATAAAGTGCGCTTTGCTGGTAATATTAGGAAGAGTAGGGACATTAACAATAAACAGATACGTTGAAACAACATCAGAATGGCATAAAGAAAAGCTAGGTCAGTATTATGATTGGAACGAAGACTGTCCAAAGTATCAAATAAATGATATGACGTTGTTTTTGTTGCAGTTTTATAATGTTAAGTTAACGTGGGAAGAATGGAATGCAATTTCTCTTATAAAGGATATGACATCAGAAGACAATAAGTTTTACAATTTACATAAGTCAAGAATGGCGTTAATATTACAGTTAGCTCACGAAGCTGTGATGAAAGATGAAAAAGATAAAATCGATGGTGTTTTTAAAGTTCCTTTTTGATAAATATATAGTATATTAAAGAGGTGTTTTATGAGAGACGAAATTTATCAAAAGGTAGTAGAGCGACTTTTAAGCGAGTTTAGTTCAATGGGTGGAGGATCTGTTGGCGGCGTTTCAACGCCATTAGGGACAGGTCCAAAAGCTGGCTCACGTGGCGAAAATATTTACAAAGATTCTACTGCTACTGACAAAGAGCATCGTTCAAAAGGTAAAAAGAAAAAAACTTATACAAGATCTGTTCAATGGTATCTTAAAAACGGTGGAGAAAAAGGTAGAAAAAGAACATTTAAAGAAATGTTTTCTTATTTGTGTGGAGATATTCTTCTTGAAAGAACTGACAGACTTTATAACTTAACACCTGACAATGTTCTTAGCTTTTTGTCTCATTTAAGAGGCGATGTGCAGCAAGAAACAACTTTTACAATGTCAGAAAAAATAAGTGGACAAAACACGACAGTCGGTATTTTAGGAACACCTGAAGGTCGAAATACATACTTTTTTGCATTGAAAGATTCTCTCAAGAAAAACAACGATGTTTTTCACCCTAAGTATGATTCCAGATCAGGAGCGTCAGGATATGTTTCCAAAAGATTTCAAAGTAGATATCATCGTGTTAAAGTCTTAGAACCTGGAGAAAAAATAACATTAGGTTTAGAAATAATAAAAGCTGATAGAGAAAAGCCAGACTATATTGCTTATAATGTTCCTAAGCGAACAACGCAAGTTGCAGTCTTTTCTGGACCTTTTGATAAAAGAGCAGCAAAAATTATGTCAGATAAATACGTTAACTTTTTGACTTTAGAAGATATTGCAAGAACGCCTGCAGGAAAAGACTTGTTATCACAAGAAATTCTAGAAAAAATAGACGAGCTTTATAAACTAACTTTAAAAAGTATAGATTTAAACAAAGA